TACAAGCTCCTTGACCGAGGGGCATAGCTCCCCATCCTTACGAACTTGCTCTAGCTGACGTTCATCACCTGTAACCTTGTCCCGTAAGAACTTGAATGTACGAGGCTTCCAACCCAGTGAGAACAGCCAGTCCTTAACCTGATCAACACTGTTAGGATTAGCTCGTTCCTCACCCTTTAAGACTGTCAACTCTTCTACATTCACAGGCATACGGTTCTGCTTGCAAAGCTGCTCCCAAGCCTCACCATAAGAACTTAAGCTGCCATCCTTTTTGTAGTAGGACTTAGGCTTGCTCTTCTTGGCAAAGATTTGCTTTCGGGGCATAGCTTCTGCTAGTGCCTCAATCTTATCTGCCTTAAGTGCTTCCCACTCAATCAAGTGACCTTGTGCCTTCTCTACGTCCAATTTCCACCGTAGGGCCTCTTGCTCTTTGGCACAGTCTAATTTGAACGACAGATACTGGATAAACCTGTTTTTCTCGGTGGGGTCTGGGTACAGTTTGTTCAGCTTTATGTCTAGGTCACGCCATAGACGTGCGTTGATCTTAACGTCTTCATTGCAGCGGTGTGCATAGTCTTCTGGTGTCAGGCTGTTCCAGTCCTTAATGACAGGTTTAGGCACTCCATAGTCCTCTCCGTAGCCCTCAAGGCCATGCCGCATACGGTCATGATTAAGATACCAAGACAAAGCCAAAGTATCTATAAGCTGTGCCTTGACCTTGACCCCAAGGATCTTTTCCACGGCAGGGATGTCAAAGCGAATGATGTTGTGACCTACAAGTGTATTAGCCTCAGTGAAGAAGATACGCATGGCCTCATAGTCATGTGTGTGCTGTACATTTCCATTATTGTCCATCCAAGACACAACATGGATCTTTGTCATTTCGTCTAGTAAGCCATCTGTCTCGATGTCAAATACTGGCATTATATAACCTCTCGTAGTGTGAACGTATCGTAATTAAACCGCATCTTACCTGCTGCACCTTCCTCAGAGGATGGGCGGTTCTTCTCGATCTTGAGATACGTTGTGTTGCGTTCCTGTAGGTCATCAGCTTCTTTGTCACGGAACAAGTCGATGATAACTGATGCACGTTGACCAATCATCTTACAATACTTGAAGTCACCGTTTTCATTGGTGTGACCAATACTGACAATACCTACGTTTAATTCTGCTGCTAGTTTAGACAGGCGCACTGACAGGTCAGCCAACTGCTGTTCTTTGCTATCCTCTGATGAACCTGAGATCACATCTTGGATAGGCTCAAAGAACACAAACTTACAGCCACAGGCTTGACTAAAGAACCTGATCTGATCGATTAGATCCTCTGCTGTAGAGCCATCACCCAAGAAGAACTGATAGAAGTTTTCCTTCTCTGTGATCTCACGAATGGCTTGTACCACATCCTCTTCACGTTGTTTCTCTTCAATCAAGTCACGACGTGTTAGATTGTCGTTAAGGTGGTAAGACACAAGGCCCAACAGAGACCGTAGTTTTGTTTCCTCCAAGTGCCATGCAGCGATGGGAATGTCTTGTCTAATCATACGATACTCAAGGTAACGCATAAGCTCTGTCTTACCGATACCAGTAGGTGCTTTGAACACTGTAAAGTGACCTTGCATCAATCCAAGGATCTTGTCGTCTAGACCTTGAATACCTGTCGGTACATAGACATGCTCTGGCGTGTCATGATACAACGACAAGAACTGATCGGCAGTGTTAAGAATATTCTCTGGTGTATACTTCTTTGCATTCCACCATGCTGACTTGAACTCTGCCTGTGCGCCCTTCTGTAGGAACTCATTAGCATCTTTGTACTTCTCATGAGGCACACGATAGATCTTATTGGGAAACAGTTTAGCCATACGATCTGCAATGGCATTACCTGCATCGTCATTATCGACAGACAAGATAATCTTCTCGAAACCATCTAACCATTCTTTGCAGTTCTCCCACAGCTTCTTAGAGGGCGTAGCAGAGGGTAGAGAGACCACAGGGTTGGTGTAACTGCTCTTGAGCATTTGTGCTACTGAGAGGGCGTCTAGCTCTCCCTCTGTGACTGTTACCATCTTTGACGACCCAGATGTAAACAGGTTCATACCAAATAGTTCATCACCCTTGAAGCCGTTCTTTGTGTAGAATGCTTTTTCCTCTAGGCGACGAACCTTAATTCCCCCAGACGGGTATACATACTCTTGACGGTCAGGGAAGGTACGGACATTAAAGTCCTCCATAGTACCTGTTGTGATACCACGCATAGATTGGAAGCGACCATCTTCCTTAGATTCTATCTTCTTTGGGGTATAGTCAATTACAGCCATATTATCATAATTTCCATTGGTGGGGTATTTCTCTTTAGCCCAATCAAACATTTCTCGTTTTGATGGGTACGATGTATTACATGCGTGGCACTTCCCATAACCCTCAGTATTATAGCTGAAAGCATCGGAAGAGCCACACGACACATAAGGACACGGTTTGTGTGCTAGTTCTGCCATGTGACTCTCCCTTTGGTTTAAGCAAAGATGTTTGTTTGACCATCGCCATCGTCATCTGAACGATAAACGAACGCCTCAATCCACTTTGAGTAGTACTCAACTTCATCCTCAGTCATATCTTCCGTGAAGGTATTCCATTTCTTAGTCAACCAAGTCAAACCCTTGCTTTGAGATTCAAGCAGGTAACGTGCAAGACGCTGTTCGTTTGATGCGATTGTAAGTTTCTTGAGGATAACTTTGGTTAAAGCCTCTTTGTCGCCCATAGCTAGAAGAATTGCTGGTATCTGATTGCGGTAGGTATCTTGGTATGGACGCATCAGGTCGTCTTCAAAGCGTTCCGCTAGATTAACACGTTCCTTTGCCTCTACCGCACAGCGATAGCTTGCACCAGACCAACGTGCTTGCTTTAACTTGTCTGGAAACTCTGTGATGTCGTTTTTTACAGAGCTTATCTCGAAGGCTTTGAACAGTGTTTTTTGTGCTGCGGTTTTCATTAGAACTTCTCCATGGTTTTGTGAATGCTTACTACGTTAGTCTCAGCCCCATCTAGGGTAGGGATTGAGTTTGTTACAATACGTAACACACGCTTGAGCTTCTGATCAATAAACTCTTGCACCTGATCGTCTGTGAGTTGCTCTACAGATTGGTTTCTGATCTCATGCAGTACGGCAGATGCAAGCTCTTTCTCGCCTACCTCTCTACCTTGAGTTTGTTCAAACATCAGCATGTTAGTAACGACGCCAACAAGACTACTGGCAATCATAGTTGCGTCAGCCTTAACCTTAGTCGTATCTGGATTTTCTGTGTTTATATCTCCTTTACCTTTAGGGTTATCGTCGGGTTTATCAGTGTTGTTATCAGGCTTTCCTGAACCAATACCAACGTTTCCTTTACCGCTAGTAGAGTTTCCTGTGCCTTTATTTCCATTACTACTCCCGCAATTACCGTTAGCTTTGTCATTAGCTTTCTTCTGAGCCTTCCACTTATCGTGCAAACCACGAGTTGTTCGTACACGAGGGTGCTTGTCTAACATCTCCTGATGTTGCTTAGGAAACTCTGCTGCCCAGATGATAGCTGCCTGTTCGTGGGTGTTGACGTTCTCTGACAGGTTTGGAAAGTTGTCAGAGCACCATTTACCAAACTCACGGTCTCCTTCGTGCAATCCACGACCCTCAAACAGTTGCTTACCAAGAACCAGAAGAATAGCCTCACGTTCAT